TGGCGACCTCGGTGGCGAAGGTGGCGACGACCTCGGTCTCGGCGGCGAAGGCGACGAAGGTGGTGACCTCGGTGGCGAAGGCAGTGACCTCGGTGGCGAAGGCGATAAAGGCGATAAAGGCGATGACGATGTTCTCGGTGGCGAAAGCAACCTAGACTCTCTCGACGATGACCAGTTCGGTGACGATGATGAATCCAAGTCTAGTTTTGGCGACGATTCCGATGCCGAGTTCGAATCCGAAATGGCAAGCAGCCGCGCTATCCTCGAATCACTCCATGACAAGTACGTGGAAGACAAGGCTCGTGACGATATTCGCGTTCTGGTCGAATCTTTCCAGCGTGCTAAGGCCGCCAAGAAGGCTCAGCTCGAAGCGGCCCAGGCTGCTAAGGCGGAACCGGCTGCACAGCCTGAAACTGATGTCAAGGCTACCGCGAATGATGTCCAGACTAACGAGGAATGCGACCAGACTGAAATGGTCGAATCCGCTATGCGTAACGAACTTGGCGACAAGGTTGCCGCCATGGTGGAATCTTCTTCCAAGGCCAAGGCGGAAGCAATCCTTGAGAATGCTACCAAGGCATTCAACGGTGCTGTCAAGCGCAAGTCCGCTGCCCAGATGAAGGCTCGTCTTCGTACGCAGCTCGAATCCATCTCCGCGAACTACCATGCCTCCGTGGCACGTGAACGTTCCGCGAAGGTCGAGAAGGCCCGCGCCCTGCATGAGTCCGCTTCCGTGACTAAGAAGGCACCGAAGCCCTCTACACTTTCCCAGAAGCTCGCCAATATCGTGGATTCCGTGAAGTAATCAAGGGCTAAAAACCATTAAAGGAAGGCTGGCAACGGCCTTCCTTTTTTGTATTGCGATATAGTTTCTGGTTTGAAAATGGATATAAACTCCGAAATAAGCAGGTATTTCCATGGGACATTTTGACGGAAGACTGAAACAGGCGCTGGAAGATGCCGTGAGCAAGGTTAAGGAACAGTCGTTCTACGACTGTCTTAAAGCTCATGGCTTCTACAATGTTTCGGACCCGGACAATGGACTGAAGGATTGGCAGAAAGCGTCCGTCCCTGACTATAACCAGAACAAGATGAGCGCACTGGCTAATGCCATTGCCGATATGTTCATGGATATTCTTGGCAACGATGAATATGGCGTTCTTACCGTCGCCCTCGAGAATATAATCAACAAGCTTGACCTGCGTGCTTCGATGACCGCCGGCGAAATGGATACCGTCGGCGCAACGCTGGGTGGACTTACCGGTGGTGCCAGTGAATCTGCACGTCAGGCTATGTCCGGCGCTATTGCCGCGGCCATGCAGGGAAACAAGTTTGACCCGGATGTCCTTCCTCCGATTACGTTGGGAATAAGCGGGCTCCCGTTCTCTATCGCAAACTGCTATAAGCCAGGTACACTTTCGCCGAACTATGAATTTCTTTATGAATGGGAAGCCGAGAAGCACGATGGATTTTATACTGATGGCGAAAAGTTATACCTGGGGCCCGGAATTCCACTGTCTCTGGGAGGAGCGGCAAAAGTTTTGGTACTGCGCACAATCTTTGGCGTGCCAAACGTAGATAGGAACTGCCAGCCGGAAGGCGATATTGAAGGTGGCATGTCGCTGGAACAGTTCCAGACGATACAGAAAGTGATGGACATGCCGGCAAGCCAGGCGATGACGCTCGAGGAAGTTCAGAATTTCAAACTTACTGACCTGCAGATGCAGGCATCGTATTTCCGCTACGTCCACTTTGTTATCTGGGGACCTCTGAGCAACCAGAACAACTGGGCATATCTTCACTGGGGGGTTGTCACCAATAATGCTTGCCCGGAACCGGTGCGTACTGCAATATGTAGTTACTTGCGTACTGAAGGTATGGCCATTGACCCGGCCGTAAACCCGGAAGCGTTTGCCATTTGCCACTGTCTTAATGCCGGCATGGCATATCATATAGGAAGGAACACTCCCGTTACACTTGTTGGGCTCGACAACCAGGATGTAAAGGCCTATAGCAAGCAGGAGGGCAATATAGAGTGCGCCAAAGGAACTGCCGCGCAGTATCCTGGCGTAAAGAAAGATGCTAAGCTGGCTAACCTTCATTTTACCCTCATTGCCGATATCCTGGCGCACCTTACGAAGGGAACATCGTCGAATGATGCCCATCTTAGGAAGCGCCGCGTTGCTGAGGCCAACTTGATTTACAACTATGTCGGGCTACCGAAGATTACCTATGGTGACCCGGTAGGAAAGTATAGTTCCGACTTGCTTGGCCGTGCCGCTGCCAAGCGTGGACTAATCAGTCTAATGACATCTACATTGTACGCGTTCAGGAATGTTACGGCAAACTTGGTTGCCGGCGGGGATGTCCGAATCATATACCAGAACAAGAATATTGACCCGGACGGGAATATCCTTCAAGACCGTTCAAAGGAAGTGCTCAAGTATGCCGGCGCGTTGGCCGGTGTAAAGGTGATGCCCATTTCGTCATTGTATCGTCCTCCCGAGAAACAGGGGGGTACTATGGCTGAGAACTGGCATGCCGGAAACCGAATCCACTACGGTCCCGCCGGAACGGCGGTCAACAATGTGTATGTCGAAGATGCCAGGAAGAATCCTGGCCCGAAACCCGGCTATGTTACCGACGAGAGGTTCCGGTCATACACCAAGCAGAAGATGATAGAGAAGTGTAAGGCACTCTGCGCCGACGACCAGGTTGTGTCCCGTCACTGCTGGGATTATACGAAGGTACAGGCAATCGACATTTCGTCGAAGCAGCTGATGAACCAGTTCAAGTATAGCGAGGATACGGTTCTTCGCCTGGGACAGGTGTTCAGACAGTTGAAGAATGATGGCATTCTCAAGAACTATATTGCCCCGGATGGCCTAGGCAACCCGGGCGCCAGGACAGGTGAACCCGCGTTCCATATAGAGGTGTGGACTTCAGGCAGGGGTTCACAGATTTCTATTCCGCTGGCGGCGGAAGACCCGGGTGCCATGTCGCCGACGGAAAATGACCAGACGGCCCAGATGAGTAACCCGAATTTCATTAGTATACCGGCGCTGGATGCCGTGTTCACCAAGGACAATGTCGACAGCAAGAAAGGATAGCCATGTCTCAGTTGTATAAGGATAGTAAGGAACAGTTCGATGCCAGGGTTTACGGCTACCTCGTGAAGCGACTCACCGAGCCGTATGAATCGACCGATGCTTTCGGTATGGGACACATCGACGAACATGGCAACGAGGCCAATCCGAACGAGGACTGGTCCTATACGAAACTGGACAAGCTGGTGTTCGACCTGCGTGCGGCTCTCGGTGACGGAATCAAGAAGATTGTCAAGGAGTCCTTTGACGGCGTCGACTCGATGGCCCTGATGAATGCCCCGGTGAACCCGAAGGAATATCTGGCTAAATACGACGGCATCGTCCAGCTGGTGGAGGAGGTCACCTACCTCCCCGATGCACAGCGCGGGAAGGGTGGCCAGTCGAACAGGACGGTTGACTCCGGGATGACCCGGGAGGAGCGTGTTTCGTTCGCGCTTACTGTCGCCACCGCAATCCTTACGTCCATGCTCAAGGACCGCATCGTCAGTTCGACCGAGTTCGATGATGAAGTATTGCTCAACACGGAGGCCACTTTCGGCATCCGTTCTCTCGGTTCGGCCAACGAGGTAATCGGGTTCCTCCGGTCGAACGGGCTGTCCAACGGAAGGGAGATTACGTCCGAGGGAATCAGGCTTGCATACCGGATTTCCCGGGTTATCGTGGAAAACAACCTCGTCAACCCGAAGGGCGGGGGTATCAACAACCTGGCAATGAGCTGGGTGGAGGTGTCACGTGCCTAGCGTATATAACGGCCGACCGCTGTTTGCGGTAAATCTGTCGGATTTTACGACCGTGACGGAGTGTGTCCACTCCAATAAGCGCCTCCTTGCCCGGAATATCCAGAGCGACGAGCTCCGGGAGTACTTTGTCAATACCAGAAAACCATTTTTTGCCGTTACGTACGATGATGTAATAGTTTCATACGGCAGGAGTTAAGAGATATGCTTTGGCGTCCAAACAAACACCCGGAACCCATCGGAGGCAGGATACTTACCCATGCCCGCAAGTACGGCATGGCCAACCCCAAGGGTCCCTACTTCGACCGCGTGTTCAACCGTCAGGAGACTGAACGGCAGGTAGACCTGTCCAAGAACCTTGTCGGCCAGGGCGTGAACCAGATGATGTTCCCGAACGGGATTTCCCCGGACGGCTACTCCACGTTCACCCCACTTATCGGCATCTCGGACAAGAACTACGACCCGGAAACCGTCCACAACTCGATTGCGGAGAACCAGGCGAATCTCTACTGGAAGAAGAACGTGGAGCGTGCGATGAAGTACAATACCGTCGCCGGCCGTTCCGAAGTCAACGAGTCCCTCATGCAGATTTGCAACGAGGCCGTCTACGAGGATGAGAACGACGAGATTTGCGTTCTGCAGATTTCGAAGGACTCCGGTATCGGCGAAGGTACCCAGACCCGCATGCACCGTATCTTCCGCAGGACAGTCCTTACGGAGTTCCTGAACTTCTACGACGACGGCGACAAGTACATGCACTACCTCCTAGTGCACGGCAGGCTTTTCTTCGAAGTTTCCTATGACGAGAACAGCGGCCTCATCAAGGGCGTGCAGATGCTGCCGGAAGAGAACATGATTATCGTCGTGCAGGACAACCTCATCATCGGCTACCGCCAGATGCTCACCGGGGCTATCTCGATGAAGACCGGCGGCAAGAACTATATCGACTACTCCCCGAACCAGATTCTTTATGCTTCCCTCGGCATGAACGGGCCGGGCGGCCTGAACGACCCGCGTTCCATCCTGGAACCTGCCATCAAGCCGTACAACCAGCTCAATACCATCGAAGACTCCGTCGTCATGTACCGTATCCTCTGGGGTTCGGAAAAGCTCGTCCTCAAGGTCGACACTTCCGGTATGCCCAAGGACAAGGCCGAAAAGTTCATGAAGGACCAGGCCAAGATTTTCTCGCGCAAGATTGACTACAACTCGCTGACCGGCGAAGTGACGAACTTCGGCAAGGTGGTCGGCCTGTCGGAACACTTCATCATCGGTCTTTCCCAGGGCCGTACCGGGTCCTCCATCGAGAGGATGCAGGGCGGCGAGCAGCTGGGCAACATCGACGACCTGAAGTTCTTCAAGCGCAACCTCGTGAATTCCCTCATGGTGCCCCCGGGACGTATCACCTGTCTCGCCGGCGACAGCCAGAACTACACGCAGGGCAAGATTGGCGAGGTTACCGTTGCCGAAATCTCGTTCGCGAGGCTTATCCAGAAGTACCAGCGCCCGATGCGCTCGGTCCTCCTCAAGCTGTTCCTGATGGTCCTCGACACCGACAAGAAGATTGCCGACAGGTACAAGGTGCCGATGAACTTCCGCATCAAGTTCAAGAAGGCGAACGGCTTCAACGACTTCATCGGTGCCGAAGTCTGGAACACCAGGCTCGGTATCTTCAGCCAGATGATGCAGCATACCGCCTCGAAGGACAATCCGGGCGGTGTCCTGGCCAAGGAGTTCTGTCTCAGGAGGGGCCTCGGCCTCAACGATGCGGACTACCTGGAGAACAAGGAGTACCTCAAGAAGGAGAAGGCGGAGGAGATGGGAGAGACTGCTCCCGCCGATGCCGGAGCCGGAGGGGGCGAAGGCGGTGGCGACATGGGTGGCGGTGGCGGCTTCCCAGGCCTCTAAAATGTCAAAATCCCGGGATTTTCCCGGGATTTTTTGTGTTTTTACCCCGTGAAACAATTTCAATGCAGGTTTTTGGCGTTTTTCAAAGTGCCTTTATCAACACTTTATAAACAATAGGGCAGAAGTCTAAGGGAGTTTAAGTCTCCCCCTGGCGGTAGGGTTACCGTCTAGGATAAAGACGGATAAAACCCTATCAAAAGGAAAAGGAAAAACAAAATGACAAACGCTCAGCCTACTTCGTACACTCGTAAGTGGAATGCTGTGTTGAACAGCAACCTCGGTCGTGCTGTACGTTCCCGTACTGAAGCTTCCGTTCTCGCTACCTTGATGGAAACGCAGAACAAGCTCAACCACGGTCAGCTGCTTGAATCTGCCAACGTGTCTTCTGACGTCGCTCAGTACCAGCAGTATGCCCTCCCCCTGATTCGCCGTCAGTTCCCTGAACTCTTGGCGATGAACACCGTTGCTGTGATTCCGACCACGACTCCGCACGGCATCTACTTCGCTCTCCGTTACCTCTACGATAACGAACCGCTGAAGTCTACTGCCTTCCGTTTCGGTCAGAAGCAGGAAATCGGTTATGACCTCGTTGCCGACCATACCGGCTTCGCCACCACGTTCAACCCGTGGCGTACCGGCGCAGGCGAAATGCTTTCCAACTTCTCTGAAGGTACTCAGGAACGCACTGGCCTCGCTTACCCGTATGGCGCTTCCTACGGTCAGCTGTACAACAACTTCGGTGGTGACACCCTCGACGGTTCCGATGAACTCGGTGCCTACGCTTACAACATCAAGAAGGCCTCCATCAAGGTGATTTCTGGTGCTATCCGCGTCGGTACTCGCGCCATCAAGAGCCACTACACCCTCGAACTCCAGCAGGATATGGCTGCTGCCCACGGTCAGGACGTTGAAGCCCTGCTCCTCGAAGGCCTCCAGTTCGAAATCCAGCAGGAAATCGACCGTGAAATCCTCATGGCCATGGTGATGGTCGCCCAGAACGAAAAGCTCGGTGGCGAAAAGGTCATCACTGTTGACCTCTCCAAGACTGAAGCTGGTCCGGCCAAGGGTCGTTGGTCTGCTGAAAGCATCGCTTCCGGCATCGTGAACACCCTCATCGCCGTGTCTCGTAAGATTTCTCTTACGACCCGTATGGGCTGCGGTAACTTCGCTATCGTCTCTCCGGACGTGGCTGCCGCTATCGCTACGCTCAACACCGGTATCTACAACCCGGGTGGCTACCTCGGCACTAACGTCGACTTCCAGCCGGCCGGTGGTGTTGCTGACGCTGGTACGTTGCTCAACGGCCAGATTAAGCTCTACCAGGATATTTACGCTAACGCCTCCTACGCCCTCGTTGGCTTCAAGGGTGGTCGTCAGGGTGAATCCGGTATCATCTTCATGCCGTACATCCCGTACATCTTCACGAAGACCGCTGGTCAGGAAGACGGTTCTCCGCGCCTCATCGTCAAGTCTCGTTACGCCATCGTGGCTAACCTGCTCGGTGCCGGCCAGTTCTACCGCCTCGTCCAGTTCCTCAACGTGAACAACCTCATCACGGGTATAGACCTTCAGTCGGAGAGCGTGCCATGGCAGAGCAATGGCTCCTTCTCGGGCGACAGTCTCGAACCGGGTCTGGAATACGTTGTTGACCAGAACGACGAAATGGTCAATGCTCCGGGTGGCATGAGCTTCGAAAACAAGCGCTGGTAATCAATCCAGACTTGTCCAGAAGACAAACCTATTAGGAGGTCGGCGTAAGCCGGCCTCCTTTTGTTATGTGCCTTGAAAAAGACATAGTTTCCCGGTAGACAAGTTCTACAAGGAGAACCAGATGTCCGAATTCAAGTCTTTTTTTAAGAATGTCGGGGGCAACGAGGGGTCCAAGTGTAAGTACCCTGTCCGCCTAGATACATACGGGTGCGGATGCTCCCATGATTGTAAATACTGCGTAGGTGGTGATACCGATGTACTTATGTACGACGGGTCTACCAAGAAGATGCGCGATATAAAGAAGGGTGACCAGGTTTATGGAATCCGGGAAGAAGGCCGTTATCGCAGGTTCACACTTGGGACAGTGGAACATGTATGGAAAGTGTCAAAGCCGTCATACAAGATTACCTTGACGAACGGTGTCGAACTGGTATGCTCGGCAGACCACCAGTGGCTTACTAACCGGGGCTGGAAGTTCACGGTCGGCCAGATGACAGGAAAGGACCGTCGTCCATATCTGAGCGAATCGAACAATATACTTGGGTTCAATTTTGACTGGAACAACGAATGTGTTGAGACAGATGATTACCGAATGGGTTACTTGACTGGGGTGATTCGGGGCGATGGACACATAGGGCATTATGAATATGATGGAAAGCGCCGCAATTCTGACACGCAACATGTGTTCAGGCTTGCTTTGAAATGTGAAACAATTACTAGGCGTGCGCAGGTGTATCTGGAACATTTTGGGATACACACCAGTACTTTTGATTTTCCAATGATTGACCGTAAAACCAAGGAACGCTATGTGGTCAAAGCCATCGGTACGAGAGTCAAGGGTTCTGTCGAGAAAATCGAATCCTTGATAGATATGCAGAAAACCCCGGATTTTTTACGTGGTTTCCTGGCTGGAATCTTTGATGCGGAAGGCACATCGGACCAGTACATTAAGCGTATATTTAATTCTGATGATGCCATAATCGAACATGCAATGATGGCACTTGACTTGCTTGAAATACCATATACTATGGATAAGCCATACAAGGCAAAGAATGTGGAGGTTAAGACGATTAGGCTTTCGGGTGGCATTGCTAGCACATTGAAAATGTTTGGATGTACCAACCCGTCGAAGGCACGGTATGCATGCTTGGAGGGGGTTGCTCTGAAAAATCCAAGCCCGAATGCACTTAGGGTCAAGTCAGTCGAACGAATGAACGAATCGGAAGAACTGTATGACATCACGACGAGCACCGGTAACTTTATTGCCAATGGCGTGGTTGCTCATAACTGTTACGCCAAGTCGCTCTTGGATTTCCGTAAGCTCTGGCATCCGGAAGACCCGGCGCAGGCCGATGTTGAGAAGATTCGCAAGCAGGTGGCAAAGATTGCCGAAGGCAAGTGTGGTGAAATTCGTGCCATCCGTCTCGGCGGCATGACTGACTGCTTCCAGCCAGTAGAGGCGAACCGGCATGTGACGTTCGAGACACTGAAGATTCTCGCCGAATACCGGGTCCCGTACCTTATTGTTACAAAGTCCGACCTTGTCGCTACCGACGAGTATATGGCAGTCCTCGACAAGGACCTCGCCCATATCCAGGTGACCGTGACTACTACCGACGATGACCTGTCGCTTACTTACGAAAAGGCCGTTGTCCCGTCCCGCAGGATTGCCGCAATCGAACGCCTGCAGTCTGCCGGGTTCGACGTGGCGCTCCGCTTGTCCCCGTTTATCCCTGAATACGTTGACCTCGACCGCTTGAACAAGGTGAAGTGCGACAAGATTCAGGTCGAGTTCCTCCGTGTCAATTCCTGGATTCAGAAATGGTTCCCGATTGACTACAGCGACTACACGGTGAAGCAGTCTGGATACCGTCATCTTCCTCTTGAAAAGAAGAAGGAACTTATAAAGGGCATCACCGGATTCAAGGAAGTGTCGGTATGTGAGGACGAAAGCGAGGCCTACGAGTACTGGAAGGCCCATTTCAACCCGAATCCGGATGACTGTTGCAACCTTAGGATGTAATTCCCGGTAATTCCGGGAATTTGCCCCATATTCCGCAATTCGATACAATATAAACTATTGTCGTATTTTACTGGAGTATTCGATGCTTGACCGCAAGACAGTGAAGGCTCTGATGACGGGTATCTTGAACGACGACGAGGCCGAAATTACGCGCATTGTCGACGCGTGCCTGGAAGCGGAGTACAAGAGTCAGCTTGATGCCACCTCTAGGGCGGTTTTCGAGAGCATGGCGAGCAATCAGAAGCCGGTTATGGGATAACAGGGGTAGAATTATGGTTCTGGTCGAAGAAATGAATCCGGGCTCGGCCCAGTCGAGCGTCAGGATTGAGGAGCGTGTCGGTCTTGACGGCAAGCCGGTGAAGCGCCTCATCATCGAGGGTTACGCCATCGTATGCGACATTTCCGGCATCAACGGGCGTGAATATCCTAGGTCGATTATCGCACGCGAAGTCGACCGTCTCAACCGTGAGGCTGTGCCGTACGGACGTCTCGCCGCCGAGCTCAACCACCCGAGGCTGGACCCGGAAGGCAACTCCAGGGACTACCCCATCTGCGAGATGGACCTTTCCAAGCTCTGTGCCGTCGTGGAAGAGCTCCGCATGGAAGGCAACAAGGTGTTCTGCCGCATGGTGGTCGCCGAGGATACGGACGCCGGCCACAACCTTGCTGGTGCCATCAAGGCCGGGTACCGTCCGGGATATTCTATCCGCGGTGCCGGCGACACCATCCCGAAAGGTGACCACGAGGTCGTCACCGACAACTACACCCTTATCACCATTGACGTTGTCGGCAACCCGAGCTTCGGCAAGGCCGCCATCGTCACGTCCCATGTCGAGTCTGCCGGCGACAGGGCTGGCCGCGTGAAGGCGATTACCGAGTCAATCAACATGCTCGGCAAGGAAGTCGCCCATAACCGTCAGCTCCGCGACCTCGGGTACAGACAGTATGACCTGGACGCATTCGTTCACTTTGCACATGAGCAGGTATAAGAAAGATGGACTTGGAGAAGATTTTAACAGAGGAAGAACGCGCCGCCCTTAATCCGGAGGTTCTGGCAAAGCTGGAATCTGCCTATAGCGCGGACCTCGCCAGTGCAATGCAGGAAGAGAACCGCAAGACCAACGCGAAGTTCGAGTCACTCATGCAGCTGGTCGGCAAGAAGGTCGACGAGAAGATTACCAAGGCCGTCAGTAGCGGCATGGATAAGATGAAGACCGATGCCATCAACAACAAGATGTTCGAGGCGCTGAGCCAGATTACGGGCATCATCGAGTCTGTCGGCATTCCGGCTACCGAGGAAACCAAGAACCTCAAGCAGCAGCTCCAGCAGACTGACAGCAAGCTGCAGGCGGCTTATGTCGAACGCCAGAACATCCTCAAGAAACTCAACTACCAGGCCAAGCTCAACCGCATCTATGAGCTGACCAAGGGTTCCAGTCCGGACATCGTCAACGCCGTTATCGAGCGTTTCAAGAACGAGGATATCCGTGCTATCGACAAGAACTCCATCGCTGACTTCATTGACAACAATGATACCGGTGACGGCTGCACTGTCAGCATCGACGTGGACGTTCCTACCGTCGGTGGTGAAGGCAAGACGATGCCTGACCTTGTCGACAAGGTCGAGCTCGCCCTTAGTGAAATTCAGGATGACATGGACATGGATATGCCTGGCTTCCTTACCACCGAAACTGCTGTCGAGGAGCCGGTCGTTCGCAAGCGCAAGCCGCTTGGCGAAGCCGTACGCAAGCCGTTCAAGCCGGAACGTGTTCGTATCCCGGCTACGGGTTCCGCAATGGCTGAAGCCGCCTCCATGGAACCGCAGTCTCCGGATGTGCAGGCTGCCATGGAACAGATGGCCGCTTTCCAGGAACTCGGATTCGGCAGGTTCAGCTAAGAAATTTCCCGGGAATTTCGTCTCCTTGGTTCCCGGGAGCGGCGCGGCAGCATTGCCGCGCCGTTTTTAATATAGTTTCAGTCCTAGATAAACTGTGAAATGACGGAGAATTCCCGATGAGACAACAGGATTACAACGCTAGACCCCAGAATTTTAGCCGCCCGGCAAATCCCATGATGAATGGCCAGATGATGAATGGCCGTCCGATGATGCAGCAGCGTCCGATGATGCAGCCTGCGATGGGTGCCCAGCGGATGATGCAGCCCGCAATGGGTATGCAAAGAATGCCTATGCAGCCAGCTCCGGCAATGAATGGCGGTAACTTCGCTCCGCGTCCGCAAAACCCGCAGATGCAGATGAACAACGGGATGTTCGGTGCCGGTAACTATCAGCAGCAGGATACGATGCCGGGTTTTGAGGGGTCGTACAACGGAGAAGACTGGAACAACATCAAGCTTGGCGATGTCCGCGACCAGATGAGCCAGGAACAGGCACAGGCCAATGTCGACCACATGGACCAGTTCATTGAACAGATGCAGGGACAGGTTGACCTCGGCGTGGCTACGACTGGTAATATCGACCAGGTTACGAGTGCCATCAAGATGCTTATTGGTCTGCTGCAGAATCCGAAGGGATGGCTGCCTACGTCAACAAGCCAACATCATTTTGAACTGATAGCCAAATATGGTGGCAGTATCGTGAATTCGTTAACAAAATTCTCAAACGCAATCGCCCAGTTGAAATAAGATGAACCTAGTCGCCCTGATACACAGACAGTACAAGGAGAATAAAGAGGTACCTTCGGCCGGTGACACCGGCAGGGTACTGTGGACATTGTGGAATAATCCTACCGGAGAAGCTGATTGCCCACCAAAATACGGCTGGGACTATGAGCCGCTTGTTGCCGGAGAGGCCAGGGACCTTGACAATGCCGTCTACCTTGCAACACTGTCTATCGGCGGTGACTTTGCATACAGCATAAAGGCCGTATGGTATATCCCGGAGCACCGCGATGAGGTGGAGATACCGGATGAATACATGACCTCGGCTGAACTTGAGGCAACAATCCGTGCCACTCATGAGGGTGTTGTCGATGAGGAAGAAAAGGCTCGTATTTTGGCCGAGCTTCTTGCTGACATCTGGGATGACATAAATCCGGAAATGTATTTCGTGAGAGACCCGGATAGCGGTGACTGGGACCTTTATTCGGTTTCGGGAAAGGTTCCTAAGACTGTCTACATGAAGGTAGTGTGCGAGCAGAGTGGAAGCAGCACTGTACAGGAATTCTCTTTACCTATTTCATGGCCATCAAATCCGGATGCTGACCCGAAGTTTGAGATAAGCCCGCCAACATTTCCATATCCGTCGCAAGCGACTAGTGACTGTATCACTGTTGGATATCTCGTGTTTGATTCCGATGTTGTCGCCAATGTAATAGACGCCAGGTATGACGGCGAGTGCTCTGGTGATGATTGCCTATTCGAAATGGCACTCGACGAGTATGGTTCGTATTATCTGAATACACGATTTGTCGAATCTGAACTCGAACATGTTGAGTTCAATGTTCCAATCTATATAAAGTATTTGAACGCTGTGTCTGGCCTTGAAATTGAAGTTCGGAAGGAATTCACTATCTATGGACGTAGCACCGTGTTCATGGCTGAACCTTACGTGAAGTATATCCGTAACCTTGCGACACGAGTCGGGAAGACCGAGCTGGTGACGATACTCGGCGGCAACTTTACCCAGGACATGAATGTTCGCTTGTCTTATGGCAGCGAGTGGTATAATGTTGTTCCGCATGAAGAACTAATCTTCGGGAAGGAAGGTAATTGGGATACCATCAGTTTCATGATGAATTCCGGTCTAGCCATGACTACTACCGGTGGTGAAGAACCGTGCGCTGTGTATGATATACAGGTTGGCTACGGTGATGGTGCTGGATTCCTTGGGCTTGCTGGGACAGGTGACTCGAAGATGGTTCTTGAGAACAATGTCGGCCTCATACGTTTCAAGTATAATGCCGATACCCAGGCTGAACAGAAGAAGGCTGCAGCCGGTGCCGCGATTACTACAAATACTCCGTGCTTCTATGCAACCGAAATCGAGATGGTGTATGACAGTACCGATGCACGGGGCAATGAAACACAGAATGGCGGTGCATCCGGGAAGTATGGCAAGACTATTTACTGGAAGGTAAATCCGGAGATAGATTGCGAGAAAGTGCGGTACGTCAAGGTAAAGCTGAAGTACAACAAGCGTCTTGATTACCGTAAGGGAAACATGGTGCTCGATGGTGTAAACCTGACTGACGGCGACGTTGTTTGGCTTGCTGGGCAGACGGATGGGACTGACGGCCTGTGGGTCGTTAGCTCCGATGAGTGGGAGGGCTTGCGGAACTACATTGACCCGGAAGAGTATTCCGGCAAGACAGGTGACCCGTGCATTGACCCGGCTCCGATTCCATTGCCGGTAGACGATGCAGTGTTCATTGACCTCGGTGCCCGGGTGAATGATAGTGTCGACCAACGGTGCGCAGAGGATGTCCCGGAAAAGTATGGCACGCAGGTGGTGTGTGGCTACACGACGAAGCCGGGTGACCTCCTCATTCTCTCTAACCAGAGCGATATGCGGGATGGCTTGTGGGAAGTTACCTGTGCTGATTGGATTTACCGTGGCCCTATTAACGACAGCGGAACCACGGACTTTGATGCGTCGGATGCAATTCTGTACCAGAACAATATCAATTTCTGCGCATGCCGGGATTCCCTGCGCAACCCGATTTACAACATAGAGTATTACTATCTCAATGCCGGGTGCTACTTGGCGACGGCCGTACGCAAGGTCAAGATGATTTGTGCACGGTATGGCGGCATCGTTCCGAATAACCAGGTTGTCATTACTGACTACGCAATTACTGTTGGTGCGGAGAAGGAACTCGTTGTCGATTCGAACCTTACTGCCGGCGATGGCCAGGCGGAGGATTGTACTAAGTCGAACGATAATTTCGAACAGAAGAACGGAGACAACACGGCTGAAGTTACTCGCGGATGCGGTGAAGGCGGTGTCTATCTTCAGGCGCCGGACTGTAAGAACATCTGCGATTGCCCCAGGTATTATCTCCTCGACAGCACGTTCGACAACACGAAGATTAACAATGGCTTCAGCATGGTCTTCTGGCAGTTCGGCGACGGTGGCTGGCACCTGTATGCTTATATACAGCAGAAGGGTGGCGGTGCCGCGGTTTCTTACTACGTCTATCATCTTCATGTCTGCGGGATTGCACTCCCGAGCATGGTCGACGAGAACACCGACGTATATGTAGTGGACGACAATGGCCTGCCGACTAGCAAGCGCACGAAAGATGCCTGGTTTGTTCCACATGGCGGCGTGCTTGCTGACGGGTTCGGCATGTATGATGAGGGCTGGAAGTTTGTCGTACCTGTGCGTGATGAATCCGGCAAGCCGGTATATGACGAATTCGGAAACCGGGTAACTGAGATTTCCCATGAGCTCAATGCGGATACCCTGTTCCAGAGCTGGTCGTTGCATGCGCCTACCACAGGCAGCAATGTTGCCACCAAGATGCTTGCCCACGCGGCCAAGATAGGGGAAGGCGAGGTTGCCGAGGGAATCTCCCATTCCTATGGGTTCAAGTTCTACCATACGCCGCTTACCAAGGAACGGTTCTGCCAGATATACAATTCTGGCCTCGGCGGGTGCGTATGTCAGGATACTTGGACTGGACTTGTTACTGACCAGTGCTATGATTCCGAGGGGTATCCGGTGGATTGCCGGGAACTTGCCTCGGAAGGCCCTGCGTTCATAACCACGGACAATGGTGAGCCGATAGTCGTGGAAAAGGCCTGCTTCGACAGCAGTGGCACAAAAATCGACTGCGACTAAGCCATAAACTACCGTTGTCAAAAGATAACGGAAAAATATGGAAAACGCTACCGGAATTCAGAAGAAGATTGTTGAACTTGACCCGTTTGCGGTTGACGTTGTCCCGGATTCTACCGGGGAACTCCATCCTACGTGGTCCAGCAGTGCCGAACCGCCTGCGGAGGCAGGTCTGGTTGCCGTATCGGTGCCGCTGAATTCCAGCAACCGTTATACGGTGAAGGTTCCCCTGCCGGTTGCCGGCGAGGGTCTAGTGCAGGCAGATAACGGTGTAGTGGACGTAAATTACGACCCCAACACAATGGAAATCCTGGCCGACGGCACCTTGGCGTCGAAGGCGGCATCGGGGTCTGCTGTATCGTTCGTTATCCATGAGCTCAAGCTTTCCCCGGAACTCCAGATATTCGAGTTCAAGGCAAGCGACGCCGACTGCAACAGGACTTCCGTCTTGGTGTCCCCGGACAAGTATCCGGCGAACAAGCAGACTAGCTTGGATGAGGGGGACATGGTGTTCCCCGGGAGTGCCAAGTGGATTAGGGCCGAGGCCATCATCACGTTTACCGTGCCCAGCTATGAGGAGAACACCTGGGAATATGACTGCGTATTCGTCGTCCAGTCAATGGACCCGAGCAGCGCGGAAAGCGCCGTCGTCCTGGACACCTACGAGTTCCCGTTCAAGCTCGACACTACCGAGCATATTTCCGTCGTCCAGTGTCCGGTGTCCATCTATAATGGCAATGGGGGCCCGATAAGGCTCCGTACCGGCATCCAGTGGAAGCGTTCCGGGGAGACCTCCAGGCCAATTTCCTGCAACGGGAAGGTAACCGTTTCGGCGATTTAGCCAAGAAAGGTCTAGTTTAAGGACAAAGAATACTTAGGCGGACTTTACAATGGCTTCAAGTGCAAAGGAAAAGAAATACCGTGGCCCCCGTCAGAAGAGGGTGCCTATCATGGCACCGGAATTTGACGCGAACGGCCATCAGACAAAGACTTCGATGATGTACGGGCGCATAGACCCGGCATATCTTACCAGACTCATCATGGAATACAAGGCAGTGATGGACCCGTTCGTTCTCGAACGTGATGCCGTCGCGAAGGTTGACAAGGAAAAGGCCGCCAAGATGGTTCCCCCGCAGATGAGCGAGCACCTCGGTATCTGCATCGATATCATCATCAAGAAGACTCTCGGTCTTCCCAGGTGGCGAGAATATACCCCGTCTTGGCACGAGGAAATGTACGCGCACGCTTTGATGCTTATCCTTCGCTACATTCACCGTTTCAATCCGAGCAAGGTCAAGTCCGACCCGTACTTCTACGTCGGCATGATTGCATGGAACGCATGTAACCAGGTGTGGAATATCCTCGACAGGCAGAACCAGAGGGTAAAGTTCATCCCGTTGGTGGAAGGTATTTACCACAACGTCATTTCGATGGACCAGTACGCCGGCGTTCTCGAGAAGGAAGAGAAGCGCAAGGCTGAGAAGAAGAAGGCTGACCTCGCCAACGAGAGCAGTGTTACCGTGGACGATGCCGCCACGATGATGAAGGAAATCGACGAGGCCGCCGGTATCCACATCGAGGAGGATTGGCTCGCCCAGCTCAACCTGAAGCGGGCGATGAAGAAGGTGAAGGGGCCCGAAACTCCTGAAAAGCCTGCGGAAAGCGCTGAATAGGAACTATAACCCGGGAAATCCCGGGTTTTCCTTTTATCTCCCGGTGCCGGATATATAAACTTTGGGTGTTATAAAAACGGGGTAACCTATGGGAATCGAGCTTGGTGCAGTTGGGATGTACGGTGGGCTGGGTGGCAATTTCGACACTCATCCGGATTATCGCCATGACTTGTTCTACCAGGTGCAGAATGCAGTGCGTGGCGTCGGCGACATCAGGAGCGGGAAGGCCAGTGATTTCCTGACTCGTGCCTACGAGCAGAACTGGTGGCATACCGAGGACAAGCTGGCCGAACTCCAGGACAAGTTCCTGGAAGACGACATGATTAACAACACGCCGGGTCGCGGACAGCGCAACTACCGCAGGATGGAGTACGATATCCAGAAGAACCCGAACGGCAAGGGTGCCGCCGAGGACCGCGAGCTTGCCGAGGACCGCAAGGTGCTTGATGACGGCCAGGTTCTTGATTTGATGAAGCAGCATGTGTACTCGCTTTGCACGACTGCATCTGCTGTGAAGAATACCCCGATTACCCAGAAGGACTATTCGGACCAGATTAAGCTGCGCTAGTTCTTTTTGTTACTGCCTCATGTTTCAAAGATGGCCGGAATGTTTAAATTCTGGCCATTTTTATATTGTATTTAATTGGTTTTAACAATTGGCACGCTTTTTGCTTATGGTAGGGCAAACAAGCAAAAGGAAGGAGCTTAATTATGGCTAACAAGAATCTAATTTTCCCAGGTTTCAGCATGTTCTTCGACGATATGCCCGCATCGAACTGGTTTGACAACTTTGTTGACCGGATGCAGCGGTGCCTTTCGGAAGGCGCCCCCAAGGACGGGACGTTGAAGCCTCGCTATTACACGAACGCTGACGGTACCGAACTGTACGTCGAGCTTCCGGGATGCAAGAAGGAGAATGTCTCGGTTGAATTCGACGATGAGGCCGGTGTCGTGGTCAGGGCTACTAGGGAAGTGGCTGGCAAGAAGGACAGCTACCGTATCTCGTTCAGGCCTGAACACGGCGGTATCGATGTCGACGAGATGAAGCCGACGTTCGCGGATGGCCTGCTCACCATTCCGGTGAAGGAGAAGAAAGAGGAAACCAAGAGGAGAATCGCTATCGAATAAGAGAAAGTACAAAAATAAAGGCCGGCTTAAGCCGGCCTTTTTAAATTTGCTACGCCTAAACGGCTTTCGCCGTATCCTCGTAATGCATGATGTAGGGTATGCCGGGATTTTCGCTTGTTGTCTTGACGAGGTAGAGTTTCTCGTGGTCGGTGTCGATAATCTTGCGGATGAGCGAAACCGGTGAATTACCCAGGGTCCCATTTCCGTTAGTGGAAATTTCCTCAATGGATGCCCGTGCTGCGGTGGCGTTGTCACCCCATTTGTGCGATGCTTCGCTCATGAGGTTTTTCTTGAGGCCTTCGATATCTTTATTGGCAAGCAATTCTTTGTCGGTTTCGTTTATCGGGTGTATCGAAAAAATGCATCCGGAAACCGATTGCGCTTCTGTGAGATGCTTGGCGTACTTGCCGAGGGTATCCATGAGGCGGGACTTCACATCGTCGGGCTGGTTACATTCGATGATTGTCTTCCCGACGCCCTCCACGAAGGCCTTCTTGGAAAGCCCGGACGCCTTGCATTGCTTGTCAAGCTGTGCAAACCCGGCGGCTTCGACCATTGCTTTTTTCTGGGCTTCTTCCTTGGCCTTGCGCCGACGGTATTCGGCAGCAATCAGGTTGACGCCTTCCGTGAGGGCGTCGACTTTCTTCTTGTCGTAACCTTTTTTCTTGAGCTCCTGCAGTTCGTCAATGAACTTGTCAATCTTTCTCATGGTAAATCTTCCCGGCAAACGCCTGTTTATTCGTAGTTTATAGTCTTTCAAAAACACTGGGTAGCATAAACTACCGGATATGCAGCGGTACTACTACGTTCGTGAAGTCGAGAAGATTCTTATAGGGTTGTACGACATGTTCGACAACCTCCGGGTAAACAAGTACCTGGACCCTCAGAGGAAGGTGATTGACAAGACCGTCAAGGTGCCGCTGGTTACCCACTATTCCAAGGATTTTGCCAACTACCTGTCGTCTACCACGTCGAAGCAGATTCTCCAGGTGCTCCCGGTGGCGGGCCTTAGGTATACCGGGGATGCCCGTGACGACGCGAACATGACGCAGCCGACATATGCCCGCGAAATCTACTGCCGGGACCAGGATTTCTGGATACGGGACATCCAGCCGAGGGCGTACGTGTTCAGGTTCGAACTGACACTGCTTTCCGGCAACACGTCCGACATGTGGCAGCTCAAGGAAAATATCCAGCCTTACTACCAGACGTACCGGACGCTCCGGTTGAAGGAGTTTGATTTCTGCCCGGAGATTGAACGCGAGGTTCCGGTCTGTATAACGTCATGGTCTGATGAAATACGCGACGAGACAGACCTGAATGCTAACGAGAGTCAGGTGTATCAGACCACGTACCAGATTGAGGCGCATGGCGTAATGCACTGCCCTTACATGCTCCCCGCGGAAATCAGGTATGCACAGATGGATTTCAACGTCGGCAAGAAGCTGATAGACAGCGAGCAGATTCTGGTCTATCCTGACGAGATTGCCAAGCAGAAGCGCAAACTGTGGGAAACCGTCTCACCGTCGACCCGGGAGGGATTTTCCTTGCTGAAGAGCCTGACGCGTACCCTGGTGCGCAGGTCTACTGTCGACGGCGAGGAATACTGGAGTGACGAGACCCTCAGGTACGCCATGCTCACCTACAATGAGATTACCGGGTATGACCTGAATGGCGAGCCAACCGGCTTCAACCCAGTATCGTATAACCTGGATGACGGTTCCGGCCTAATCGAGCAGTACGTCCGTAATCCTGACGGAACTTATGCCAGGGACGAGAACGGGGACTATATCACCGAGAAGGTACCGGCTTACAGCTGGGAACAGGTGATTGTCGACGACGTGGAGCGGCCGACGGAGGTGCCGTCCTTCGACCTTCTGCACCTTACGTTTGACGATGACAGCCCGTTTGCCAAGGACTTTAGTGGCCTTGGGCGTGACTTCATCGCTATCAACGACGAGAACCGCAAGTTCGTCCCGGATGTTCCTCCCGGAAACGGTAGCGATGCCCCGGAAGGCTACGAGTCTACCGGCCTTCAGCTGGACTCGGACAGCCCGGACGGCGTTAAGCCGTGGTCGCAGATTCTGGAATGGTTCGGCGACAACAAGGAAGGAAAGATTGACAGCCCGTTCACCTTCAAGGCAACCTTGCAGTTCAAGGAGAGCACGCCGGGAGATACAGTGTTCCAGTACCTGTACAACCCGGATGATGTTACCCTGGCTGACGGTACGGTCATTCCTGCTGGCGAGGTTTGGTTTGACTGGGGTGTCATGGATTCCAGGTTGTACTTTACTTATAAGACAACCACGCAGTTCCGCACGTTCCAGACGGATACATTTGAATTTGACAACAAGGCAATCTACTCGTTCTATTTCGTGCTGTATAATGGCGGCGAAAGCGGGTCGTTCGGTGTCAAGACTAACCTGAACGATACAATGATTGCGCTCAACACATACGAGGCCGACGAATAATGAATATCAAGGAGAGAATGGCTAGACAGATGCAGAAGGCTGGGATGACACCGGCGAAGGTTGCCGTTAAGGTAGCCACGGCGGTCATATCCAAGAATCTCCCTGACCGCATCAGCAAGCAGATTAACCGTGCGAAGGTAGATGCCGCCATCGCGGCGACAAAGATGCCTCCGCCGGATTACGTATATAAGGAGCCGAGGATGCCTCGCGCAAAGGAAACTGTGGATGCGGCGGTGAAGCGGTTCCTCGAGGACAGGATTTATGACGACATACCGATGGAAAAGAGCAAGATTGACCCTGCCCGTATCACGAGCATGGCGGATGTCCATCGTGTCATCATTTCAGAACAGCCTAAGGAATTCGTGGTAAGCACGACGGAACAGGTGAAGCGCGGTTCACCGAACTTCGCCACAATCGGTATGGAGGCAATCGAGGGTAATGGGTATGCTGACCTGAAGCGGAACAGGAACGATGACCTGAACGAACGGATTGTAGAGTCCCCGGAAGAGCCACAGCAGATGCCGTTTAATGCAATCAAGATTGACTTGAGCGGCGGCTTCGGGAATGTGAAGGAGTTGACCCCCCAAGTAACCCCTCAAGTAACCCCCCAAGTAACCCCGCAGGACACGTCTTCGCCTATGGAAGCGGCTATTGGGAAGGGTGACAACCAGGTAGAAATGAATAGTGTGCAAAAACAGATGCTGGCCGCGATGCGTGCACAGCGAAAAGCCATAAATTTATAAAAGGAAAGGAGAATGCTATATGGGCATGTCTATTAGTGAAAGAATGGCGATGCAGGCACGAGCCGCTGCCGCATCACACGTCAAACCGATTACTGTGGCAAAGACAGTTACTACGGTGAGTGCGGCTAGCAGGGCTGCAAAGCAGGCAAATGTTGCCAAGGCAGACGGTAACCGTTCTACAAAGGGTACTCCGCCCGAAGCAAAGAATCCGGCGGCTACAATGAGCGCAGCCCAGCGCATTGCACGCCAGGGGACTGTGGCAAAGCAAAACAGTGCTGCTCTTGCGAATGTTCCTCCTCCACCGGAAACCAAGGCTGCGCCTACTATGAGCGCAAATGACCGCATTCAAAAGCAGGCTATCGTTGCGGCTGCGCAGAAGCACGGCTCTGTAAAAGCTGACGTGAATGAACAGGTGCTGGCGCAGATTCGTGCGAAGTACAAGGTTTTCCTGGCGAATCTTGAAAAGGAATTGGCCAAGATGGGACCGATGTTCTTTACGCCGACGGATAAACCTGCCGCTGCGCCTGCCGCTGCACCGGCTGTCGCTGCCGTTGAAAAGTCGGAAGAAGTCGCCGATAAGGTAAACGGCATTGCTACTGCGGAAGGCGAGATGGTTATCGAAGCACAGCCGAGCGAACCTGTTCCAGGCATGCCGTTCCAGGCTACACCGGTTATTACCACGGTACCAAAGCACCGGGCTCGCCGTAAGAAAACGGACACGGAAACAGCTTAATGTTTCTTGAAAAGGTTTGCCAGTGTCTCAATTAACCTGGCGAGCCAGTTTGCCTTCGAAGGCCTGCTTGTCTCTACGACGGCAGGCTTTTCTTGTACCTTTTCTGCAACTGGTTCAGGTATTGCTTTTAGTTCTGGTTTCGTCTCCGGTTCCGGCTCCGGCTCAGGTTCTTTGCATGCTTCTATTACTGCAGCAAGGGATGGGCTGAATGGCCAGTCGAACTTGTCTTTCCTGACATTGGTGTGATAGAAGATTCCGTTGAATCCCAATGCCTCGTCCGCACTGGCAAATGCCTCGTCGTCTCCCTTGAACACCAGCGGGATATTGCGGGTGGCGCACAGGTATTTGACAAGTGCCGCAGTCGCACCGACTTGTTCCGGTGACATGCTGGCGTAGTATTGCTTTCCGCGGTATTCGTACTTGTCGTATAGGTCGGTTTCGGCTTCGGAACAGTAGGTATTCCCATATGCATCGATGAGTTTACCGGCCTTGAGCGTCAGGGGTCCGTAGTTGGAAATTTCTATGCCTATGGAACGTTTGGACATGGTCGCGTTGCCGCCAACGGTTCCGCTTCCCAGATGGTAGCTCCAGTATTTATCCGGGAAAAGCTCGTATATTCTGCCGGCCCGGTCAACGACGTAGGATACGGACACGTGGCTGGTCGGGTTTGTCAGTGCCACGATGTCTGGCATTATGTACCCTACGGTAAAGTGCAGGCAGATGTTCTTCTTGACAGTCTCGGTAGGATAGTAGTATGTAAGCGTGCCTGGACGGATTGACATGATTCGGTATCCGTCCGGCAGTTCCGTCGTTCCGACGATGGAATACTTTCTGCCGGATGCTACAAGCTTGTCGGCAAACTGCATTTCCTTTTCTGATATGGTCGATGGATGCATGGATAGTCCCGGGTTTTAGCTGTAATGGAGTTTATCTTAGGAGGCCAGATGGTATAAACTCCCGGTATAAGTCTAAGAGGATGCCAATATGTCCATGCAGAACGTTTTGCGCGAAGGAATTATGAGTGTGGTTAACGACGAGGAGCAGACCGACCTGATTATGGCGGTCTGCGAGTCCGTGGCCAGGTCTGCGGCCGGTGCGGCCCAGACATCCGCCATGTTTGAGGCTGCCGACGGCAAGGGAAAGTCCTATGAAACACTGAAGGACATGGCAATGTGGCTTCTGGTCGAAAGCAATGCCCTCAATGTAATACACTGGAACGTAGACCGGAACAACAAGCATGAGCTTTTGAATGAAGCATATGACCTTTGCCGCGATACCGGAGACAAGCTGGCCGAGGCATATATTGCCATCGTCGACCACGCAATCGACGTCAAGAAGGCCCCGGCGCTTCCGAGTACCGATGTAAAGGACTCCGCTGTTCTTGCTCATCTCAAGAACCTGCAGAAGAGGATGCAGGATGCGGTCGAGAAGAACCCGAAGTTCAGCGAGGGTGTGAAGAACATCTTTGCCGATTTCGATGAAAAAATCACAACTATTATTTACAAATGGGCCCGGTTCGGCGCATGAGAGACTTATGGCTACACGCGATGATGTAATACATGGTCTGGCATTGCAGTGTTCCCTGACTGAGTCGCTGGAGCGGGCTCTTGTAGATGGGCTCAGCGTATGCAGTGAACTGGATGCGCTGAATGAAGGAGTTCTAGCTAAAGCAAAAAATATATTTGCTGCTGGATTGATAGCGTTGGCTTCGCTTGCCGGCAGTGGATGCGATGCGTTGGATAAATATGAAAGTGACAAAGCCTGTGGGCACTATATACAGTCAAATGCTGCGTTGGATAGTAGGTTGTCAACTTCAGAGGCAATAGCGAAATATCATCTTGATACAGATGACGGTAAACAGCGTCTGCTTGATTTGGCCGATAGCGTCGCAGGACAGCTTTATATGACCAATGCCGAAGGCGAAATGGGTGCCTCGTATATCAGGAAATTGGCAACCAAGGCAAAATCCCCGTCTACTTTTAAGCGACTTGCAAGTGCGGTTGAAGTTGGGCAGACGATGCTAAATAGCATATCCACCGGAAAATGCGCGGATGGGAAGGATTACGAGGAAAAGGATATCGATAAATATCCTTATGCGGAAAAGCAATCTACGGATGATTCATTCATGGAACCATCTATGGGCTTTTCTGACGGAAAGCTTGGCTTTGGGGTTGGTAGCGGTGTACCTGGCTTTAATTTCTTTAATATAGATGATTTTTAAATATAATGACTATATTTGTATAGGGAGGCCCCGCCGAACGGACCTCCCTTTCTCAACTAAACTTGCTGAGGGAGGGACCACAACATGGACTTCAAGAAGAGGATGGCCGAAGAAATCGAAGAGATGCTACGTCATAAGTACATCGAGTCCGAGAAAGCCGGGCGCGACCTTGGTGATGAATGTCTGGCTAAGTGGCCCAGCGAGCACGGTGAGGCCTGGCGTATCGGGTTCAACCAGCGCAACATGATGGACCTGGGGGACGGGAAGAAACCCGTATATTTCGGTGCTTTCCTCAATGACGACTCCAAGATACTCTTGCTGGATAAGTTTGGCGACTATATTCCTGACGGGTGGCGGACTATTTGCCATCACTGTACGCTGTCGTTCGGCGACCCGTCCGATAATCGAGAAGTGTTCGACTATATAGCGACCTTCCTCGGCAAGACCGTGGAATTTGAGATTGTATCCGTCGGTATATCCGATGACGCTATAGCGCTTGGTGTCGGCGGAAACATCAAGTCGAAAAATACAATACCGCATATAACGCTGGCGATACCTCTGGGAGGGAAGCCGGTAAATTCAAACTTGATAGAAGATTGGAGGGGCATCGAGGAGCACCTTACCGTATATGGTGTGGTGGACTCGTATCCGAGTCACTTTGGATGGCAACACTAGAAATGATAGCGGTTCCCGGGAACTATACTGATATTCCGGGCCATGAAGACCTTTCGCTCATGGTAGCGATGATGAAGAAGAACGACCTGCACGGCCTGCCCGCGTATGTTATCCGCGACAGTAACAGGGTGGCCGCAATAGGAATAGTCGACCCGGACGGATACAGCCTGTATGCCAAGCTGTGGTGCATGGAGGTTGCTCCAGCATACCGTCATCGCGGGTATGGGAGTATGATTCTGAGGAAAATCTTGAACGAGTATGACGATGTGAAACTGGTCGCGAAACGCGATGCCTTCCCGTTCTACAAGAGGGCGGGGTTCGTGTTCGAGAAGGGAGACCCGGACCCGAAGTCGAACGTCGGCTATATGATAAGCAGGGCATAGTGATATGGAGATGCAGCTTGATGGGATAATGCCGGGAGACCCGGAACTGGCAGGAGCCCTTGAACGGGGATACACCGAGGCGAAGAACTTCAACTTCAAGGACCCGTCATTGAAAGTAATGAACTTTACACATGATGACCTTGATGGCGCGGTTGCCGGAATTGTCATGAAGAACGCGTTCCCTAACGTGTCGGTCAGGCTGGTAAACTACCGGCCGGGGGCGAAGTACCAAGAGGCGGTTGAAACCCTTAGGAGTCTCGGCAAGGATTACGACGTGATTATCTTTACCGACTACTGTCCCGGTGCCATGGATACCGAGATGTACGATGCACTACATTTTGTCGGCAAGCCGTTCCTGGTAATCGACCATCACCAGAATGCGAAGGAGCATCCGGAAGACCCGTTGGGAACATACTATATCGACACCGGGAAGTGCGGTGCGCTTAACTGTTTTGACTATTTCAGCGACATGGCGGACCTGGAACACCTCAGGACTCTATGCGAGGTGACAAACGACCATGACATGTGGATTAGGAAGATGATTCCGCTTTCTGACCGGCTCAATAACCTTCTGTACATTCACGGGTTCCACAACTTCATGGACAAGTACATGGAAGGTATGGACGGTTACCGGCTTCCTCCTGATGACGAGGCCATTATGGCGGACCACGACCGGAAGGTTACCGAGTACATCGAGTCATGTACAAAGAAGGAACTCCCGCACAACGGATGCTACATAGAGTGCGACAACTACATGAGCGACATTTCCATCCGGCTGGGGGAGAAGTATGACTGGATTGTTATGCGGAACCCTGTCGAGTCGACCCCGGGTATGACAAAGATTTCCGTCAGGACTACCCGGAAGGACCTCAATCTGGGCAAGACGATTTCCGGGATGGGTCTAGGCGGTGGCGGGCATCCCGGGGCGGCCGGGCAGGTACTGCCGACGAAGGACCTGTGGCCATTCATCGAGGAACTTACCCGCAGATTGTTCGAATAAAAGAAAGGAGCAGGCTTACGCCTGCTCTTCCTGGCTACATTCCATAGGGCCCTGTTGTTTCAGGAGTTTCTTACGTTCACGGTAGCCGCGGTCGTAAGATAGCTTCTTGGCCCGGTACTCCGGGTCGTTCTTGTGCTTCTCCCTGTATCTCCTGGCGGCTTCCCTGACATATTCCGGGTGAGCCTTCTTCCATTCGTCGGACGCCTTGCGCATCTTCTCCTTGTGCTCGGCATAGTAGGTGGCACCGTAGTCCGGGTGTTCCTTGTGCCATCGCCTTGTCTTCTCTAGGTTGTTGCGCCGTACAGGGTCTTCAACCTCGCATATCTTGGCGCAAGGGCGCATCTTTGCTGCAATCAATGATTCCCAGTGCGGGACCTTCTCGTT